GTGTAGTGAAGCAGCCCGTCTACAGGAAGACGTAGACCGGACGGCAGAAGAAAACAAGCATTTCAAGAAGGCCCTGCACAAGGTGACGGATGAGCTACTTCCAGCCGCCTTGGAAGAGCTGGACCTTGAAAAGGTCGTAATGAAAGATGGAAGTGAAATCACCATCAAAGATATCTATGCGGCCAGCATTCCCAAAGATAGAAAACCGGAAGCCTTCGCATGGTTACGCGAACATGGTGACGGCGACATCATCAAGAACAATGTCACAGTAACCTTTGGGAAAGGAGAGGACGACGACGCACAATCGTTTATGAATATGTGCGGTGAACAAGGATTCACTCCTGAACAACTTGAGAAGATCGAACCCATGACGTTGAAAGCATGGCTTCGGGAACGAGTAGAAGCGGGTGACGCCATCCCGCTGGATTTATTTGGCGCTTACATTTCACAACGAGCAAACATTAAGAGAGGTAAATAATCATGGCTACAAAAAGAGCCAAGACGAAGCGGAAGGCCGCTGTTGCTAAGACAAAGAACAATGGAAAGGGTAACGTCCCCGCTATTGTAACCACGGATCTTTTCTCGCAGGACGCGGGCATAGGTGTACAGGATTTGACCACAGAAGATCTGGCAATTCCTTTTCTGAAAGTTCTTCAGAAGATGTCTCCGGAACTCGACGATCTGGATGTCCGGGCTGGCGACATCTTTAACACGGTGACGAAAGATGGCGTCTCCGGAAAGGATGGTGTACGGGTGGTTCCCTGCGCGTACCGGCTTGAGTATATTGAGTGGGAACCGCGTGGTACGGGATCAGGAGCACCGGTCAACATCTACGTGGGTGGGATTGACATGCCACAAACGGAGAGGGGCGAAGACAACAAGGACTATGTCGTAGACGGGAATGGACGGTACATTGAGAGAACCGCCCAACACTACGTTCTTGTCATCGACAAGGACGGCATGACCCAACAGGCCCTGATATCCATGAAGGCCACTCAATTCAAGAAATCCAAACAATGGAACTCTGCCCTGAAGAGCCTGAAGATGAAGGACAGCAACGGAAGGTTGTTTACCCCGGCACGGTTCTCCCACATCTGGTTGATGAAAAGTCAGCCAGAGGAAAACAAAAACGGTTCTTGGCATGGGTGGGAAATATCCAAGGACTCCCCGATAGAGGATCTTACTCTGTACCAAGAGGCCAAGTTGTTCGCGGAATCAATTAATGCTGGGCAGGTTAAGGTCCAGCATGCCCGCGAGGAAGATGCCACTGACTCTGACGACGTTCCTTTCTAGTTGATGGGGGCTTTGTCCCCGTTGGTACGCAATGGACAAGGAACTTATTAAAAGGTTTGCCCTGTTGTTTCGCGGGCTGGAGCGCAGCTATTTTACACTACGGATAAAGGGTAAAAAAGCCAGCGGCAAGACCGAAGGCTATCAATCGGCGGTACACGAGAAGCGTACCATGGCTACCTTTGAGGATCACCTCAATGGAAAACTTGGTATTTCAATCGTTCCTATCAACGAGAAGAACGCCTGTTTTTGGGGGGCGCTGGATCTTGACCAATACCCCCTGGACCACACCGCTCTTGTTAAAACCGTGCAGCGCCACAAAATCCCACTTGTGGTTTGCCGTAGCAAGAGCGGTGGTGGTCACCTCTACCTTTTTCTCAAAGAGGCCGTACCCGCAGAGACCCTTAAAACCAAATTAAAAGAAATAGCCAGTGAGCTGGGTCTCGCCCGAACTCCGGACGGAACCAGTGCGACCGAAATATTTCCAAAGCAGATAGAGCATTCCGAAAAGGGTATAAAGAAGGATACGGGAAGTGGTCTTAACCTCCCTTACCATGACCACGAGAACGGTCTGCGCTATGCATTCAACCCGGACGGAAGTGCGGCAACGCTACAAGAATTTATTGAAATGGCGGAAGCCGCTTCTATTACACCCGAAGAGCTGGGCAACCTTGTACAAAAAGAAACCGTTGCGATTGATGAGCGCCTTAAATTTGGCCCTCCCTGTCTGCAAACGCTCTTGCGTCAAGGCTTTCCCGAAGGAACCCGAAACAACGGGTTGTTCAATCTGGGTGTCTATCTGAGAAAGGCTTTTCCTAATGAATGGGAAACAAAAATCCTCGAATACAACCAAGCAGTCCTCCAGCCCCCGCTCGACTTACAAGAAGTTAATGTCGTTGCGGACCAAATCCGGAAGAAGGACTACCAGTACAAGTGTTCAGACCAACCTATTAGCAGCTTTTGCAATCGTGATCTGTGTCGTTCTCGGCGCTATGGTGTTGGCGGTAGCACTAACACAGCACGGGTTGCTAATCTCCGAAAATATGATTCGGAACCCCCACTTTGGTTCCTTGACGTTAACGGAAGACCAGTAGAACTGGACACAGATGCTCTTCAGAGACAACCTAGATTCCAGATACTTTGCATGGAACAGATCAACGAGATGCCAAGCACCATCACACGGCAGGCATGGGAAGCTCAGATGAACAGCCTCCTGTCCGCCATGGTGCAAACGGAAGGTGCTATTATATCTACCTCGGAAGATACCTCTATCCGGGGTCAATTTTACGAGCTATTAGAAGAGTTTACGACGCACATGCAGTCAGCGGTAGACAGAGAGGAGATCCTTCTCCGGCGACCATGGACCAATGGGTCGAACAACAGAACCTATTTTCGCATGAAGGACCTTGAGGCGTATCTTAAACGACAGAAGTTTAACGACTACCGCTCCAATAAGATTGCCCAGAGACTGCGCGATATCGACGGTATGTCGGAACAATTAAGTGTCAACGGAAGACCGATACGTTGCTGGAGCATTCCAGCATTTGAACCAATCGAGGATGAATTTAATTCCAAGATAGAAGATGACGACGAGGTGCCTTTCTAATGCCAAAGAAAAAACGTTGCGACTTTTGCTCCAACAAATCTACCATCGTCATTGATGGCAAGAACCTGTGCTCCAAACATTATTTCCACAGAATCCACGACGTGGAGGAGACCTTTGGGCCAAAGTCCCATGAGGAAAACCATTGGTCTTTTCTTTTACGTGATCTGCGGTATGAAGCAAAAATTAGTCAGAGAGAGCTGGCTCGTCGCACAAAGATGTCGCAACGAACAATTGCTGACTACGAAAATTTCTTAGAGCCGCGTCAGCTTTCCATTTATAAAGTCGAGAGATTGCTCAAGGCTTTTGGCTATGACCTCGACGCAGTATGGGTGAAAAAGAATGTTTAGGTACTTTGGACCACCCGGCACGGGTAAGACCACAACTCTTCTTAACCACGTCGAACAGTTGCTGGCGGAAGGAACGCCGCCCAACAAGATTGGGTACTTTGCGTTCACACGTAAGGCGGCACACGAAGCGAAGGACAGAGCCGTCGCACGGTTTGGTCTGGACCCGGAAAAGGATTTTGTTTTCTTTCGCACACTACACTCCCTTGCTTTCCAACTTCTTGGCATCAGCGGAGCACAAGTATTAAAAGAAGAGCATCTAAAAAGTTTCAGCAAGCGTGTGGGTGTTAACCTCACCGAAAGTATAGAGGCTGTGGAGGACGAGGGGTTTGTGGCGTTCCGCAGCAACCATCCTATCATGCGCGGTATTGACTGGCGCGGACCACGGAACGCGGCCCCCTGTGGGCCTACAATCAAATGGATCTGGATATCACCAGTTACCATTTCAAACTTATCTATTCAGAGTATGAAAAGTTCAAGAAGAAGGACGGTCTGAAAGACTTTACAGATATGCTGATAGATTTTTCTGAAAGCCCTACCATTGTTCCGGAATTGAAAGTAGTGTTTCTGGATGAAGCACAGGACCTGACGCCGCTGCAATGGAAAATTGCACATCTCATTAACGACAAGTGCGAACGCTTCTACATTGCGGGAGACGACGATCAAGGAATATTTTCTTGGGCGGGTGCCGATGTCACCAGATTTGTAACTCTGGACGCGGCTTCCGAAGTTCTAACCCAATCGCATCGTGTGCCGCGCACTGTGTGGACA